AGTTAGTAAAAATACAGTAGAAACCGAATTAGCACACAATAAAATGATAACTATGACTTGTATTAAGGCATTATGTTATCTAAAAAATATTAACATTTTTTATATTGATAATCAAAAATATTATGAAGTTATTGTTAATGAAAATAATCCCATTTATTTAATTGAAAAATATGAAAACAACTTTGGATTAAAGGAGAATGTAACAATTGATAAGATTGAATATTACCGCAATAATTTTTGGAAATTAGAAAATTTAGATAAGCCATTAAAAGCGGTTTCAAGTTACAAAGCTGATGAGTTGAGAGATATATGTAAGCGGTTGAAAATCGAAACAATTAAATTGACGAAACCTCAAATGTATGAGAAAATATTATATAAATTAAATAATTAAATTTAAAATTGAAACAAATATAAAATAATATGTTAAAGTATATATACAAATGACGGAATTAACTCCCCAACAGCAATTTGATAATATTGTTAGTACGTATTTAGAAAATATTAATACATTAACAGATAAAACACCAGAGTTTGAAATTCGTTTTGGAACAAAAGGATATAGAAAAATATCAAAAAATAATTTTGATGATGTTGTTCAAAGACTTAAATCGTTTGGTATGGTTATGATAAGTAATAGTGCTCCTAGTTTAAAAATGAAGAGCGAATATACCAATAAAGAAACTGGTGAAACAAAACAATCAAATGTTCGTGTTGAAATAAATGGTTTACATCAGATTCAAGAATATTGTAAATTAAATACTATTGATACTGACAGAATATACCCTACCTTTGTCCAAAAATCAGCGGTGTTTATTAATGATAAAAAAATTAGACCTGTAGATATTAATGATTATAATTTAAGAGCAGATTTTCAAACTGAAAAATCCATTTCATCTAATAGTTCATTTGCTCAAAATATTAAATCTAATTGGAATGATAATAAAAAGACATTTCGATATATTACTCGAACTACATTTCAACATGCTGATTATCCTATTAGATTTGATTTAAGTATAGTGAAAGAAGGAAAAACGGAAGAAGTTGAATTTAGAGGACGAAAACAATTACAACAAAAACCTGAATATACAATTGAAGCAGCTGATGTATTTAATGACATAGAAAAATACGAAATCGAACTTGAAGTTGTAAATAATCAGGTTGGAGCTGGAACTAATTTTAATGATGTAAAGAAATTATCAACTGTTTTAAAGAAAGCTGTTAGACTTATATTATCTGGATTACAAAATACAAATTATCCTGTTCCATATAGTGAAATAAATGATATTGGAATTCAGTATTTAAAATTGGTTCATAAAAAGGACTACAATGTTAAAATGAGAATGAGATCCAATATGTTTTTAGGACCTCAACCAGTAACTTTACAAATGATTAACATTTCTCCAATTAATGATGATGTTATCTCTCCGAATATCCGTAATAAGTATACTGTTACAGAAAAGGCAGATGGGATGAGAAAGTTATTATTTATTAATAAGGATGGCAAGATATTCTTAATAGATACGAATATGAATATTCAATTTACAGGTGCGCTTACAAAAAATGTTGATTTATTTGAATCTATATTAGATGGTGAACATATTTTACACAATAAAAAGGGAGAATTTATTAATCTATATGCTGCTTTTGATATTTATATTGTGAATAAAAAAGATATCAGAGCAAATCCTTTCATCCGTGATGTTGATTCAACAGAAATAGAAACTAAGTTTAGATTACCTGTATTGGTAAATGTTATTCAAAATCTGAATGCTGTATCATCGTTTATTGACAAACCATCTCCGATGCGTATTGATCATAAAAATTTTAAAGCAGAAAATGAATCACAAAGTATATTTCAGTGTTGTAATACTATTATTGACCAAGAAAAACAAGGGCTATATGAATATGAGGTTGATGGTTTAATCTTTACACCTGCTACTCTAGGTGCTGGAGGTAACATTCCTGGAGAGGCTGGACCATTAAAAAGGGCAACTTGGGAACATGCTTTTAAATGGAAACCTCCTCAATTTAATACAGTTGATTTCTTAGTTACTACAAAAAAAGACGCCAATGGTAGTGGAGATGCTATTGGAAATATATTTCAAGGTGGAGTAGATGCTTCAGCATATGAACAACTGTCCCAATATAAAACCCTTATTCTTCGTGTTGGATTCGACGAAGAGCGTGATGGTTATATGAATCCATGCTCTGATGTTATTAACGACAAAGTTCCATCATTTAAAGATGATAATGAACGATTATATAAACCATTACCATTCTTTGCGACCAATCCATTTGATGCTGAAGCTGGTATTTGTAATGTAATGTTAGAAACAGATGAAAGTGGAAATAAACAACTACTTACAGAGGAAAAGGAAGTATTTGGAGATGGAATAATTGTAGAATTTAGATATGATTTGACACGAGAAAATAAATGGAGATGGATTCCTCTAAGAGTCAGATATGATAAAACTGAAGAATATAGAAAAGGCGCTCCTCAATATGGTAATTCATATAAAGTTGCTAATAGTAATTGGCATAGTATTCATAATCCAATTACTGAAGAAATGATTAGAACGGGTAGTAATATTCCTGATGAATTAGCAGATGATGATGTATATTATAATAAAATTTCTAATTTCTCACAAACAAAGGGATTACGAGATTTTCACAGATTATTTATTAAGAAAAAACTTATTAAAGTAGTTAGTAAAAGAGGTAATACATTAATCGACTTTGCCGTTCGCAAAGGTGGAGATTTATCAAAATGGATTGATGCTAATTTATCATTTGTCTTTGGAATAGATAATTCTAAAGATAATATTGAAAACCGTATGGATGGAGCTTGTTCCAGATATTTAAATGATAGAAGAAAATTCAAAGTTATGCCACATTGTTTATTCGTTCACGGCGATTCATCAAGAAATATCAGAAATACTGATGCTATTGAAACGGAGAAAAATAAACAAATAACAAAAGCAGTCTTTGGTGAGGGACCAAAAGAAAAAGATAAGTTAGGTATGGGTGTATATAAACAATATGGTAAGGGTAGTGAAGGATTTAATGTTAGTTCATGTCAATTCGCATTACATTATTTCTTTAAGGATAAAAAAGACTTAAATAATTTCTTAAAAAATGTTAGTGAGTGTACAAAAGTAGATGGACATTTTATTGGAACTTGTTATGATGGAAGAAGTATATTCGATAGTCTTAAAAATAAAGAAGAAGATGATAGTATTTCATTATTCGAAGGTGGAAAAAAAATATGGCAAATTACTAAAAAATATCAGCATAAAACATTTGAAGACAACGAAACATGTCTTGGTTGTAAAATAAATGTTTTCCAAGAAACTATCAATAAGGCATTTCCAGAATATTTGGTTAACTTTGATTATCTCAATAGATTGATGGAAAATTATGGATTTGTCCTATTATCAAGAGAAGAATGTTCTGATATAGGACTACCTAGTAGTGTCGGATCTTTTCAACAAATGTATGGTCTAATGGAACAAGAGAATAAAAAGAATCCAAAAAATACTTTGAAATATGGTGAGGCAATGAAAATGACTCCAAAAGAAAAACAAATATCATTTTATAACAATTATTTCATATATAAAAAAATTAGAAATGTAGATACAAATGCTGTCTATAATACAATGATAGGTAGTTCAAAATTCCAAGAACAATTGAATAAACTAGACGAAAAAGAAGCTGAAGAAAGCGCGGAAAAACAACAATCTATTGATAATAAATCTAAAAAAATTCCTAAGAAACTCAAGAAAAAATTACGATTGGGAGATGATGTTTAATATCATATATTAAAAACAACCTAAAAGTATAGACACAAATAATATTATCATTATGAGCTTTTTTTTAATTCCTCCATTACATAATACTATAAATGTAGATCAACTTCAACTTAAATCTGATGAAAATAATAGTCAGGAATTAAGCTTAACATTAAACAGCTATTTAAATAATATTAAAAAACAAATTGACGATAATTATGAAACCTGGGATTTTGTTAAAAAATATACTAATCCATATGAATTTATTCATACTATTATTCCTAGTTGTAAAAATTCTATTAGTAAATATAAACCTCTTTCACGATCATTTTATAAGATGATTGAAATGTCCAATATGTTACATATATTTGATGATTTTAATGACGAAGCTATTAATACATTTCACTTAGCCGAAGGACCAGGCGGATTTATTGAAGCCACATCTTATTTGAGAAAAAATGAATCTGATAAATATTATGGAATGACACTTCTGGTAGGTGATGATAATAATGTTCCTGGTTGGAAGAAGTCTACATCATTCTTAGAAACTACTCCTAATGTAACAATAGAAGCGGGTATTACAGGAACAGGTGATTTATTGTCTGTTGATAATCTGAAATATTGTAAGGACACTTATGGTAATTCTATGAATGTTATTACAGCAGATGGAGGATTCGATTTTTCCATAGATTTTAATAAACAAGAATCACTAGCTACAAATTTATTATTTGCTCAAGTTAGTTTTGCTATTGCTATGCAAAAAAAGAATGGACATTTCATTTTAAAAATTTTTGATATATTTACTAAAACAACAAGTGATATTATGTATTTACTATCTACACTCTATAAACAAGTATTTATTGTAAAACCAAATACCAGTAGATTAGCCAATTCAGAAAAATACATTGTATGTAAATATTTTAAAGAACCACAACATTTACTAATGAATAAAATAATTTCAGAATATCCAAAATTACAATCAAAACCATTTATTTCTAGTCTTTTTAATTTTAATTTGGATTATTTTTATATTAACAAAATTGAAGAATATAATGCTATTTTTGGTCAACAACAAATTGAAAATATATCATGTACTCTTAATTTGATTGGATGTAAAAATAAAAATGAAAAGTTAGAAACATTTAAAAAAAATAATATTCAAAAATGTATTCAATGGTGCGAAAGAAATAATATTCCTTATAATAAATCTGTTGCTACTACTAATATTTTTTTAAATTAAAATATTTTATTATTATATAATGAATAAAATATTAAAAATGTTTAATAAATGTTCTACTTTATGTAAAGTTGTTTGCGTTTTTATATTATTTGTTGTAATTCGTTCTATTTTTATGTATTTTTCAACAAAAGTTGAAAATTTTGGAAATCCTTCATCATGTACTTATTATTATATGAACAATTGTGGACACTGTAAGAGATTCTCACCCGAATGGGATAAATTTGTTCAATCCTATAACGGTCCTGTAAGAGTTAAAAAAGTCGAAATGACTGAAGCAGGGGGTGATTTAGAAAAATACAATATTCAAGGATTTCCAACAATAATGTTTTTAGATGAAGACGGTAACTCTCAATTTTATGAAGGTCCTAGAACTAGTGATGCTCTTAATAAATTCATTTCCGACAATTTGAATTGAATTGAATTAAATTAAATTTATTTAATATACTTATAAAAAAAAATTGAAACTATATTAAATAAATACCAATAGATAAAATAATTATGATGACGGAAACCGCTTTCAAAAGTTTATGTATTAATATGGTTATATTTACTAGCACTAAGATACTAGGAATGGTTAGTCTATTATTCCTACTTACTAGTAGTGGATTCTTTATAATAGGCTATTTGGCTAATAATATTTCTAGAAGTATTGAAAATATTATTCAAGAATTAGCTGAAGACGAAAATTATATTAATTATAAGTATAATATTCGCTATACTATGGAAGAACTAATCACTCAGATTCATTCGTGTGTTAAGTCTTTATATTCATTATCAGATAAGGTTGATTATTCAACAGTTAAAATTAAAAAAGAAAAAGTAGACGAATCAGATACAGATGATGAAATGCCTTCATTAGTTGAAATTACTCAGAATGACCTTTCACCTGATTTTGAAAACGAAGATATGAATGACGATACAAGTTCTGAACTAGTTGGTGAAAATTTAATTGACCAAACTACAGAATTAAATAATGTTACACATAGTTACAATCTGAGAGGGACTAAGGTTTCAAATAAATATGAGAATTTTAGTCGTTCTCCATTAACAATTGAAATAATTCAGTCAGAAAACTATGAGAATGATATGGATGAAACCCAATCCGATATAGAAAGAGATGCTTTCTTTAATAACGAGAAAGAGGCTAGCGAATCAGAAGAGGAACAGGAACAGGAACAGGAACAGGAACAGTCTAGTGAAGCAGAAGAGGAAGAGGAAGAAGCTAGCGAAGCAGATGAGGAAGTAGTTATTTTAGAAGTTGAAAAAAAGAAAAATGATATTATTAATTTAATTGAGAGTGATGATGAGGAAGAGGCATAAGAATCATTCTTTAAAATTTAACAAAAAATAAAAATTTTTAAAAAATTGAAGTTCATTTTCTTTTTTTTAAATACTTAAATAAGTAAAATAATCCAAATAACATAACAAATATGACAACTAGACAGCGAAAACAGACTATGTTCTTCATCTATGAACAACCCATCTTAATGGGTAAGAGAGTCGATGGCAAAAGAAGCAATTTTCATGGCTGGAATGATACATATGATAGAGATTTTGATGGTCATATGTGGATTCCTAGTGAAAACCAAAACACAAAACACTTGGTGAAGACCTCTGGTTACGAGAAGGATGATTTTATTGTGGAGAATGATGATAATATCTTATCTGATTCTGAAGAGGAATTGGAATCTGATTCTGAAGAAGAATTGGAATCTGATGAAGATGAAGATGAAGATGAAGATGAAGATGAGGATGAAGATGAAGATGAAGATGAAGAGGATGAAGATGAGGATGATGAGGAAATTGATTGGTAAATTAAATAATAAATAATATTAGATATTTTTTAATTTATACACCACCCCAGAATGACGATAAAACTGTTCGTGGACCTCCAGTACAGCCATTACATACTTGTTTATTACCTCGTCGTCTCCATGCCATCGGGGGAGTATATTTAGATTTAATAAAGTATGGAGCTGTTGTATTGAGATCTCCATGATATTTACCAGCATTGGCTGCTGCTTGACCCCACGCAGAACGGAATGAATTACCGTTAAGAGTAATAGTATCATATTTTAATTTCGCTAATCGTGTTCCATTATCGACAGCACCTTGAGTAGCAAATTGAGCATTACTTCTTTTGTAAATAGTTGTATTACAATTATTATTTTTTCCTGTTTGATATGGATATGGGCAATTATTTGTTTGGAATACTTGTGAACCAGTTGAACTATTACTAGGAGGGATAGCGTTACCGGCACTATCTATATATTCATTTCCAGATATTTCTATAGTAGATAATTTTTGAGTATATAATTTACATCTGGCTTTTAAATAAGCTCTGGAATCACTATAATAAGCTTGACTTAAATTGGTATTAGCGGAGTATTTAATAACATTATTCTCAGGAGTTCCACAAATTCTTTTGATATTATATACACCTGTTTGAATTTGATAACTACCAGGTAAATTATTACCATTAGCATCTAGAGGTCCTATTTGAACATATCCAGGATTATATATTTTGTTTCCAACTTGACCACCTCCAGACCCCATAGGAGCAGATGGGATTACAGAAGGAGGTTTAATACTTTTACTAGTATTTTGAAGCAATTTATTATCAAATGTAATAAATATATTATTTCCACTTCCATCACAGTTACAACTGGAACGCCAAGATTTAGTTACATTATCATAATATACACTGTCTGTAAAGTGATAGCCCCTAAATGAAGTTCCTCCAGGTCGATTCGCAATTTCTACAGAAGCAGCACTTCTTCCACTTTTTCCGTTCATTGCTAATTGTCTTCTCCAATGTTTCATAGGAAAAGGGGATTGAATACAAGCGTTACCTGTTGCACCAATAAAATCTTTTGCGTGATTATAATTAGATTCAGCTGAAGTTCCAGGAGCATGACCAACATTAACACTAGGTCGTGACATACCACCCATAATAGCTGCTGAACTAGGGGTTGACTTAGGAGGACCTGCGGGAATAGGTCCAACTGGATTACCTTTGACAAAAACTGAGCCTTTATTATCAGCAATAGGCTGTCTACTGGATATTAAATTATTTGAATAACTAAAATTTGTTGGTTTAGACATCTTGATATATATAGTAAATA